AGGATTCCTGGGTTAGTACCACGCTGAGCGGTAGTACCCATACCAACAGTTCCACCAGTGAAACCGTTAGTGAGGTCAAATCCTTCATTCTGACCAGAGAATGCTGAATCTACTTCATTATAGAAGGTCTCAGTACCAGACTGGTTGTTGTAGCGTGAACGCATCGCAAAGATAAGACCTGTAGGACCGTTCATTGGCTGAACGCCACAGAGATCATATGCGATTAGGTTAGGCATTGAGCGTCTGATTAGAGAAATCAGAACTGGGTCAAAACCTGCGGTAGGTCCAGCACTAAATCCTTGAGCACTACCACCGAAACCAGCACCACTAGCACCACTATTGGTCCAGTTGGTTGGAGTCTCATAAAGAAACTCTTGCTGCTCTCTTAATTCTCTCTCTTGGTTCTCTAACAGGATAGCAGTTACCGCTCTACGATGTGAATCTTTGATTGAATCAAGACCCTCATAGTCGAGGATTGGTGCCCACTTCTCCTGCAGGTATTCTGCATTGAACATCTGCATTTGTTTTTACCTCTATTTAAAAAGTTTTAGTTTGATTTGATAATTTAAAAATCACTTTTTAGAAACTCTTCCCAGAGTCTTCAAATAAGCTTCCATTCTTGGAGTAACTGCTTCTGCAGTCTCCATTAAATCTGTGCTTTCTGATAGATTTTCTGGAACATCTCTCTGAGCACTTGAAACTCTGCTTGGGAAATATGATTCCTTGAGAGTTACTAGTTTCTCACGATAGTTTTCTTCACTATCAAACTCAACATTTTCAGCAAGAGAAGCGAGTTTGTCTTTCTGAGAAAGTGCAAGACCCTCAGCGACATCTGCAAAGATTACATCAGCAACTGACTCTGCTAATCTTTGATTTAGAGCAACATTTCTTTCGATTTGCTCGTTGAGTTTTCCTTCCATTTCATCAAGTTTATCTACCATGCTCTCGATTACATCATATTTATCTTCAGGGATTGCTACATAATGTTCTTCAAAAAGTTGCTTCATTCCCGAGAGGAATGATTCAGTAATTTCGTTCTTAAGACCATGCTCTACAGCAAGAGCATTTTCTTGAATCCACTCATCGGCAACATACTCTAAGTATGCATCAATTCTTTCTTCAAGATTTTCTTTAATTAATTCGATTTCTTCTACAAGGGCATTTTCATAATGTTCTTGAAGTTGCTCTTTAATTTCAGAAACTTTGCTTCTGATGGCAGCTTCAAAAATAACTCTTGCTTTTTCTTGGAACTCTTCTGAAAGTTCTTCACCTTCAAGAAGTGCATTTACATCTTCTTCAATATCATACTCTTCTTTTACCTCATCATCTTCTTCCTCACCCTCTTCATCTTCTTTCTCATGTTTCTTGGATTTTTTCTTATCCTTGCCTTCTTCCTCTTCAGATTCGTAGGAAGCTTCGGAAACTACTTCTTCTTCATCGACTTCTTCTTCATCGACAAGAACCTCATCCTCTTCAGTTTCCTCTTTTACACCCTTCATACTTTCTGCTGCTGCTGCTTTTGCATTAACAACATTTTTGACTGAAGCGAGAGTTACTGCAGGGTCTTTTAGTTTTGCTGAATCGTCATCGGGACGATAGTTTTGTGGAGTAGGTCCGCCCAGATCTTCCCAGCTTCCAGTTTGCCCTGGAGTGGATACTCCAGAAGCATTACCACTTTGCATAGGTTCTGCAGGCTTAGCTCCTTTGGTTACTACGTTTTCCATTTCTTGTAAATTTCTACCAACGGACATTTGTTTAGATCTTTTGTTATAATCTATATTTATTTATAATTTATAAATTTGAAAGAAACTCTTGAAAGAGGTTTAACTTATGTTCTTCAAGTCTTTTTTCATCTACTAGGGTGTTAATTCTTCTTTTTGTACTTTCTGCAAGTCTTTCACGAAGAATTCCACCTTCCCAAACCCATTCCTTTCCTTCCATAATTCCTTGAACAAAGGCATCAGGTGCAGATGGGTCTGCAACAATATCTGCTGCTGTCGCAAGCATGAAATCTTCACCAACGATTTTGTGACCTTCATTTGTAACTCTTAGTGAACCAACACCACGAGAAGATACGCCAAGAGTAACTCCCTCACCAATAAGTGATTGGGCAATTTTTCCCATAGGAGTATCTAGAAGTTGTGCCTTACCCCAGAAATTAGAACCCCTTTGTTCAAGGCAAGTAATTTTGTGAGAAACTCTATCCAGATTAACTGTTGGGCCATCTGGATGACCAAGTTCTCCAAGAGCACGACCTTTTGCAACAAAATTTTCATTATATCTTTTTACTTCTTTTGCAAGAGTTTGCATAGGATACATTCTACCATTACGGTTGCAAATATCTGCTTGTAGGAATGTTCCTTCAATACACATTCTTTTTTTGCCACCTACTTCTTCGGTGACAAATTGTACTTGTGATACTTCTTCTGTGATTAGTTTCATTTTACTCTGTTACTAACTGAACTACTTCTGAAATGAAAACATCTGCAGATCCACCACTACCTAGAGCTGATACCTTTACGCTTCTAGCAAGGCTTCCATCACCAATAACAATATTTGTTAATGCTGAACTATTGAAATTAATTGTTACTGAAGAATCAGTCATCGACACAATATTATTGTGAGTCGTATTAATTCCCACAGGTGATGAAATACCTTCAACAGAAACATAATCACTAATTAAAAATGGATTTCCTGCATTATTATCGAATCGAATTACTGTGGTAGTACCAGTAGTAATTCCTGCAATTTTTTGTCTTGCAATTCTTTCTTTAATAACCTCTGCACTATATGGGGGCAAATGGAAATCATTTGAAGATGCTGTTGGTTCAGTTCCAATTGCAACATGAGCACCAGTCATACCAGTAGATACTCTTACATATCCACTTTTTAGTGTGATAGCTGAACTTCTAACAGCAGATGATGATGAGGGTGATAATCTTGCAGATGTTTGTACAATCTTAATTGCCATTATTCGTTATCCTCGTAAGTTTCTTCACTATCACCAAACATAGTTGATGCAACTACTGGTCTTAGAGAATCAATTTTATCCGCAGCCTTTGCAAATAATGCTGATTTAATACCATCGGAAATATCTGATGGGGAACTATTAGTTGCAATCAAACTGGCAATATCTTTAATGTCCATTAATATTATAAAAATAACTATTAGTTATTTATATCTTCCCACCTTTAGGCTCTTTTATTTCTGGTGCCCCCATCCCCATAGTTTCTATTCCTGGTTCTTGTGGCATTTCTCCAAGTGGTTGTTCACCTTCTGCTGGTGGTAGTTGCTCACCTTCTGGAGGAAGTGGATTTCCCATCTCGTCTACTGGAGCATTAGGATCTGGTAATATTCCTTTTGAAATCTCATCGTCAATTTGCTTATCAATTTCAATAATTTCACCATCAGTTTGTCTAAGGATTCTTTTACGAACATACTCAACTGAGTAGTATTTGCCAACATATGCTTCAACAGAAGTTAATAGATTAATTCTGCTGGTCAATAATTCAGATTCTTTTAGCTCAGCAAAATGATTATCATAAATGAAGTCATATTGAATATGATCTTCCATTTTTTGCCAATCTTCTGGAGTGATGACATTTTTAAGAAGTAATTGCGTTCTTAAAATATCATTAAAAAGTCTTGAAAATCTTTTTCTAAGTCTCCCTACAAACTTAGAAAACTTAAGCTCATCTCTTAAGATTTCTGATGATCTGCCAAGATTAAATCCATCACCACCACCTGCAATTCTTGATTCTGGTACTCCAAGTGCTCTGTATAGTTTTTTCTGGAAATATTCGATATCAGAAAGCTCTCCTAGATTTTGACCTCCAGGTAAAGTGGTAATTTCAGTTCCTCTGCCACCCTCTCTTCTTGGAAGCCAAAAATCTTCCATCATACTCATAAACTTACGGTCATCACGAACCTCCCCAGTAGAAGCATCATAAACAAGTTTATTTCTATAGCGAGACATAACCTCTTTTAGGTACTGTTCCGCTTTTACCTTAGGTAGATTGCCAACATCAATATAGAAAATGCGACGTTCTGGCGCTCTTGATAGGCGATAAATTACAAGAGAGTCCTCAATCATTCTAAGTTGATTGAGTGCTTTGATTGCTTTATGTAAATAGGAAAGACAAGTTCCTTTGTTTCTATCAAATAGACCGGAAGTTACATATGTAACAGAATCCTTAGCAATCTTTACTCCTTTTTTGGCACCACCAGTTAATGTCCCTGAAGGATAATTTGGTGTTGGAGTATATACAAAATATTCTTCTATTTCTGGAAAATTAAATTGAGAAGATGATTCGTCAAGACCACCAATTGCCCTATCATATGATCTGTTATTTTTATCTCTTTTTTCTTGACGAATATGCTTCATCTTCATAGGGTCAATATATCTTAATTCCTGAATTCCGTCTTCAGGTTTTTTAAGATCTATAACTTTCATGTAAAAAAGTCTTCCATCAATATACCAATTTCTGAATATTTCATGAGACTTTTTGTCAAAGTCTAGCATTTCTTTGATATGTTTAAATTCTTCACGAACTATTTCTTTGAGGCGATCACTTGCGTTTAAATTTGATAGTTCAATTTCTACAGGAGAATCATATAGGTCGCTTACAATCGCTTCGTTTACAACATCTTCAATAGCAGCATCACATTCTGGATGTAATGCCATTTCCCTATATCTACGAATTAAATCATACTCTGTTCTATATACTCCCTCAATATCAACATACTGCCCATAAAATCCACTTTGAATAAAATAGTCAACCCCGTCCTCATTATTAGGAGGAACGGGGGCAACTATAGATTTTGATTTTTTTTCACCGTCTTCAATTGAAAAACCAAACAGTTTTGCCATCTTATAAATTTAACCGTTTACTATACTATATTTATTCAACATCAGAAACGATGTTTTGAGAACCAGTATTATTGCCAGTAACTACAGGAGAATTACCAACTCTTGCTTCCCAGTAAAGAATTTGCATTTCTACAGTAAATTCCTGAACGGAATCTGTATCATAAGCCAAAGGAATTTGACTAACTGCTGTTGGAAATACATCATAAAATGAATAATATCTCAAGACTTCTCCGTTACGGTCAAGTTGGAAAACAGTAGCATCTGCCTGATAATTTGATGGGTTAGTCTCACCTCTGTTACTAGCAACGTTATTAATATAGTTTACCCATTGTTCAAAAGCAGTACGAATTTTGAAGTCAGTGTCATTAATTACTGTAATAGTCCAACTTTCAAAAGTTCTATCTCCAGCAACATTTAGAACTCTTCCTCTAAAAGGAACTGGTAAGAAGTTTACCTGAGAAGCTGGCAGTGCCGCAGATTTTACTAAAAATTTAGACTTTGAAATTACTCCATCTGGATCATTAATTGGTGCTCCATTTGGGAAACTTAGTTCAACTTCAAATAAATTGCTTCTAGCACCGCCGCCAGTCAGAGTACTTTTGAAATCAGAAATTGTTCTAATTGGTGGAAAATTCTGATTATTTGATTTTGCCATTGTTTTTTACCTCTGAATAATTACTTAAAAGGTTCCTATAACTTCTTCAAAGTTAACACCAGTCTTGGTGGCGATGAAGGTCAGACCAATAAAGTTAATTGATCTGGATGGTTTAATGTAGATATCAGCAATAAATTCATTATTATCAATTACTGCTGGAGTGTTGTTTCTTTCATCACAGACAACGAGGAAGTCGAAAATACCTCTCTTTGCCTTAACATCACGGAGGAATGGTTCAACAGTATTAATAAAGTTATTTCTTGTCAATTGGTCGTTGAATTCAAAGAGGACATCTCTAGCACTACGGGCAATTGCTCTTTCAAGATAGATAAACAATCTACGAACATTAATTCTATCAAATGCAGAGGACTTACCATAACCAGTCTTATCACCAAACAGAATAATTCCTGCTCCCGGTGAGAAGATTACTGGGTTAATTCTATTTGTGTAAAGTCTATCCCTCTGTGCTCTTGTTGGATTATAAGGAAGTTTAACAGCGTTCAAGATTGCTCCTCTATT